GGTGTTGTTGACGAATAGCTTGTTCTTGGTTCTCTAAGAGAACTGCGGTTACTTTCTTACGATAGTCATCTTGAATGGAAGGAAGAGCTTCGTGACCAAGCACTGGCTCCCACTTCTCGGTTAATACGTCATATGGTGTGTTTTCTGCAAATTGCATTTTTATGTTATCTCCTGTGAGTAAAATTATTTAGAAAATTTTGTGTTTAGACCTTTTTATTAAGTCTTCCGATAGCTCCAACATAATTTTCTACTAAAGTTGTTGGTGCTTGTTTTACTGGTGCAAATGTTTGTTCTGGCTGAGACAATTTTGATGGAGCTGAAACCTTCGAAGCATTTACGTAATTTTCTCTAATTGCTACAAGCTTTTCACGATATTCTTCTGGGGTTTCAAAAGAAACATTTTCCATCAAGTTTTGTAGTTTTGCAACTTGTGTATCAGCAAGGTCTCTTGTTTCTGCTACGAAAATACCAGCACATTCAGTCAAAGAAACTTCTTTCTTGAGAGAAATGTTGTTATTTACTGCTTCATTGAGTTTTTCTTGCAATTGTCTATTTTGTTCATAGAGTTCATCAAGAACATTATATTTTTCTGCTGGAACATCAATATAATGGTTTTCAAAAAGATTTTTTAGACCACTAATAAAGTTTTCAGCAATTTGTGTCTTAATTCCTTGTTCAACGGCAACAGCATTATCTGTCATCCATTCTTCAACGACATAATCAAGATAATCATCAACTTTTTCTACAAGAGCTTCAGTTAAATTATCAAGATATTGTTTTACATTTTGGTCGGCGGATTCAGAAATTACTTCAACGACTTTTTGAACTCTATCTGCAATCGAAGCCTCAAAAATAGCTTCAAGTTTTACAATTAGATCTTCGTTAATATTTTCTTCACCGAGAAGAGAAACGAGAGCGTCGCGGAATTCTGCGCGAGCTTCTTCTTGCATTTCTTCTTCGCCTTCTTCGGTTTCTTCGGTTTCTTCACCTTCTTCTTCGGGCGAAGAATTGGCCATTTTTTGACCCCCACCCATTGAAAGTTGTGCTGACATAGGGACAACTGGAGCACCGACTGGAGTTGTCGATGGCATTCCGGTTACGACTGGTGACGCTGACATAGAACCTCTGCCTGTAGCATCATAATCTGGCTTTCCGTCAGAAACAGCACCCAAGCCCATTGCTTGTGCTACTGCTTCGGAAATTGTTTTTTTGTTTGTATTTTTCATAAAAAGGATCCTTTAATCGATGTAAAATATTTAGAATAATTTAAAATTATGGTGTTGACCCCATTGGTGGTGACGAGGAAGGGGATGGGGTTGGAGGTGATTTAGGTGTTTTTGGTTTTGCTTTTTTTGAATTATTTTGGTTTTCTAAATCCTCTAAAGATGGAACTGATTTTGATTTTGGTATCAAAATTGGAGCAAACGGTTTACCCATTCCGCCAAGAACATTTTGCATATTTGCGTTTGCAATATTTCCTAAATTAATATTTACAAAATCATAACCGGAAAGTTGTTTCAATTGTCCTAAAACATTCCCAGCAAAAGCTTTTCCAATAGATCCACCAAAATTTTTAGTTAATCTATCGGCAAAAGATTCTGCACCAGAGACAACATGGGGTCCCAACAAATCACCGATACCACCAGCAGCATACATGCCAGCAGCAGCAGCTTTATCCATGTTACTCATATCACCAAACATAACACTGTCTTTTTTTTCTTTTGTCGGTGCACCTGAACCCGAACCAATTGGACCAAAACTTGTTTTTGGTGGAGTTGGTTTGGAAGTTGTTAATACAGAACTTGATGATGCTTCATTTATATAATGATTTTCTGGAAAAAGAATAGAATAATTTTTTATTTTATAATTTGAATCATTATTTTTTTCAATAGATTCATTGATGCTGTACATCAAATACTGAAATTCTTCTTTTCCTATAAATCTCATTTTTATAAATTTTTAAAGTAATTTTCAAATATCTTTACAATATTTTTATTTAAATTTCTAGAAGAAGAATTTTTAATAGTTTTAATTGATTGTTCATGCATTCTTTCGGACCAAATTCCATTATTAAAAATCCATTCTCTTCCTTCCATAATGCCATTGACAAAAGCATTTGGTGCAGATGGGTCAGCAACAATGTCTATTGCTGCCAACATAAAATCTTCTTGAACTTCTTGAAATCCATTTTTGGATTTCAATGATCCCATTCCACGTGTAGATACACCGAGTTGGGCTCCTTCATCGATAAGATTTTTTACAATTTTTCCCATCGGAGTATCAAGAACTTTTGCTCTTCCTACAATATTATTTCCGTCTTCGTGAAGTTCTTTTACGATATGCGATACTCTATCCAAATTTACGGTAGGACCGGTTGGATGGTTTAATTCTCCTAAAGCGCGCCCCTTTGCAACGTATTCATTAATGTATCTTTTGCATTCTTTTATTAATGTATTTTGTGGATAAATTCTTCCGTTGCGATTTTTTACTCCGGCTTGCATAAAAACGCCATCAATATAATAATTTTTATCGCCGTTTCCGACGTTTTCTTTGATGTATTTTATGTCTTCAGTTAATTCAGTTATTAGTTTCATTTTCTTTTCTCATGAAAGCTTTCTTAGAAATTTCTTTATATTTGGTTTCTAATTTGCTGCCAATTTTTTCATATAAAACTTTTGAGGTTTTATTTTTAAATTCAATGGCATTTTCTTCTATGATATTTTTTAACATGTATCTGATGTCGTTTTTCATATTATTCCTTTTGCTTCTTGAGAAAATTTAATATGTTCTTTAAATTTTTCTGGTGTCTCAAAAATTTCTTTAGCCATTAATTTTCTGTTTTTTGAATTTAAAGATTCAAATAAACTTATTAAATTTTTTACCTCGGATTCTGTAATATTTATATTCATTCCATTTTTAAAGGTATATTTTCCTTCTTGAAAATTATTTATAAACTTAATAAAATTTTTTATATTATCTTCATTTTCTGTTAAAGATTCAGAATATAACAGTTTAGTTTGAACTTCTTTTTTGATTTGTTTTAAAGATTCATTCAATTTATATGCAATAGAATCTACAACATTTGTTTTAAAATATTCTTGATCTTCGTAGACTAAGCCTATTATTCCCTTTTTAAGCAAAATTTGTGTTATGTCTTTCATTGTTGCTCTTGTCCCATATTTTGCTGTGCTTGTTGCATCATTGCTGCCATTTGTTCTTGACGCATTCGTTCACGGTCAACTTCCATTTCTTTATCCATATCTTTCATTTCTTCTTCTGTTTGTCTGAGAACATTTTTTCTGACATATGCTGAAGAAAAATATTTTCCAATATATGGATCAACAAAAGAAAGCATTTTAATTCGTTCTGCTAAAATTTCTGCTTCTTTTAAATCCCAGAAATAGTTGTCTGTGTTAAAAATTACTTTAATCTGAGAACGAAGTTCATGCCAATCGTCATCAGTCATTATTCCCTTTAAAAGTAATTGAACTCTAAGGGTGTCTAAAAATAGTTTAGAAAATTGATGACGAAGTCTTTCTACAAATTTATAGAACTTAATTTCCTCTCTGCTAATCTCGCTGCTTCTTCCCATATTAAATCCAGTGGAATCGGAAGTCAGTCTGCTGATAGGTACGTTCAGTGCATTCAATAATTTCTTTTTAAAGAATTCTACGTCATCTATCTGAGACATGGCTTGACCGCCGGGAAGAGTTGAGATTTCGGTTCCCCGTGAACCCTCTCTTCTCGGTAACCAATAGTCTTCTAAAATTGAAAGATGATTTCTCTCATCTCTAACTTCACCTGTTGCCTGATTATAGATTAATTTATTTCTAAATCGGCTCATCATATCTCTAATATATTGTTCTGCTTTTTGTTTTGGTAATTGACCAACGTCTACGTAAAACACTCTTCTTTCTGGTGCTCTAGCAACACGATAAACCAATAAAGCATCTTCTAATTGTCTTAACATGTTTAACGGTCTTATTGCTTTATGCAAATAACCCAAAACGCGTTTAGTATTTAAATCAAGAAGCCCGGATGGAACATATACTACACTATCTAAAGATAATTGCAATCCACCCGGACCAGTCATCATATAAGTTTCTTTATCCGTATTTGTATACTGATAATATTCTTCTATATCCTTAATTAAGGAAACTGACTGCCCATCAACCCGTTCCATTTCTTTTTTAATTTTTCTTACCTTTTTAATTTTTAAAGGATCGATAGGAATAAGTTCTTTAATACCCTCTGTAGGCAGATCTTTATCAATTACAATATTATAATAAACTTTAGAATCAATATACCATCTTCTAAAAATTTCATATGATTTGGAATTAAAATCCATTATATGTAAAATATTATCAAATTCTTTATATATTTTAACTTTAATATTTTCTGATAAAGGAACTTCTGCCAAATCAATTTTTACTGGTTTTCTATCTGTGCCAGAAACAATAGAAGCATTTACTATTTCATCTACAGCATTATCTACTTCCGGATAAACCGACATATTTCGGTATTGAATTACTGAAGAATTCTCATCACGCATATTTGATGCGTAATCAAGTGCAGTTCCAAAAAATCCTCCAGCTTCAACAGTTACAGTTCCATCAAATAACTCGGGGGCGGCAAAAGCTTGTAAAGCTTTTTTTTCTGTAGTTTCTTTTTTCTTTGATTCGGCGCCAAACTGAAAGCCAAAAACTTCAATTTCCATAATATAAATTTCCTTATGTTATTTTTGTAATAAATGCACCATCTGGACCGAGTAATTCAATATAATCATAAACAATGATCACGTTAAAAGTATTTAACAAGTTGTTTGAAGTCATATTCAAACCAATTGGATCTATTGATGTTGGCCAGCAACCATGCATTACATATTGTTTTAATGGATTACCAGAATCATTTAAATTTAAATGTTTTATTTTCCAGTTATCTGCTTTATAAGAATTTGTGGAATTTAAAATATAAGATTGATTGGTATCATGCTTATTAATTAAATTTTGCCATGTGTGAAATGCTGACCACAAATCTTTTCCGGATCCAGTATCATCCAAAACACTGAAAGACCAAGTTGAATACTGTTTTTCCCCGGGATAATAAAATTTTCTTCCAAAGTGAGAATATTCTAATGTAGTGGATGACAGCTGTGGAACTTGAGTAGATCTTACATGAAATTTTGTAAAACTGCCGCCACCGGGTATAATTCCCGTAATTTCAAAACGATTTGCTCTAGTTCCACCTTGAAAATTGCTTTTGAATTGATTAAGCATTATATTTGTGCTCCGTTTCTTAATCCAGAAACAATTTCCATGTGATCAAAAGTCAACGAAACATTAAAAGCCACAAAATTGGTTTCACCCATATTTAAAGAGATATCGCCAATTACGTTGGGCCAACACTTATATAAATTTATTGTTCTTAATATATTTCCATTAAGACCCAATTGTTTTACTGTCCAAGTTGTTTGTAAATTTGAATAACTATAATCATTATTGGCAACTTTATGATTATAGTGACCATCCAATGCTTCTTTCCATTGATTTAAAGCGCGCCATGTGCTAGCCGATTCTCCATCATCATATATACCGACAATCCATGGCTCATAACTTCTATCTCCGGCATAACTTATAGTTCTTCCACGATATGGAATACCTATTGTGTTTATTTTTGCTCTAGGCAAAGAAGCCGATACTACTTTGAATTTAAAAGATTGTCCGGGTCTTGATGTTACCGCTGACGGCCAAGTGGCAAAAACTTCAAACCTATTTGGCCTTGTTCCACCATTAAATGAATTTTTAAAATTTATTAGTGAATTTGTCATTATTGTGTGAGATTAATGTCTATGGTAAATGACTCCACACCGAGAAGGGGTTTTATAATTACTTTGATGTTTAAAATAGAAGAATTATCTGTATTATTTGAAGAATCGCATATAATTTGTGTTGCACTTGGTTGTAAGTATGGGTTATATGGTTCTAAAGATGTTTGAATTTCTGAAGTAATTGCTTCTCTTGTTGTAGCATTGTTAATATCGAAAGAATATTTTAAACCGATATCGGTTATTTTTTTCGTCAATTCCAATTTCATTCTTGCTGGGCCAATTCTGTCACCAACTGTAACAGTTGTGCCAGCTGTAGCGCCAACTAAATCGGACCCCAAGAACCTTGGGGTATAAGTCACAAAGAAATTTACTCTAGCATTTCTGAGAGTTGTTTTGGTAGAACTGGACCAATCAACAGCATCGTTGATGGTTCCATTTATTGCAACCGCTCTATCCAAACCACCAATTGTAAGATATTGTTCATTTCTGTCTTTTGCTCTAGCAGCAAATCCAGCAACGTCTGTTGCGGTAGTTATAGTATAGGAAAGAGATCCATTTTCATAAAGAGAGCTTATATTATAATTTGATCCTTCTGTTGTCGTTGATTGGCTTTTTGTTCCATAGATATTAAAAATTCTTTTACCATAATCTCCAAGCAAAGATGCTCCTGCGGCCAAAGAACTAAAATCTCTCATAGATTGTGAGGATCCTGTCAGACCATTGGTTGTTTGTGTTGGAAAAATACCAATGCAATATGATTGATCGTTCATCCAAGAAGCAATAGAACTTTCTCCATCTTTTGCAATAATAACATCAAGATACTTTCCTGTTTGTGATTGGAAAGTATTAAATCCAGCAGTTTCTCCAGCAATAACTAAACTGCCACCGTAGGCCAAATAATTTATCGAATGTAAAAAGTCATATCCAATTTTTGTTGGTGTTATTTCGGAACCAATATTTGTAAAAATTGCGGCAGATGCTCCTGTATTCGAAGATAAAAGACAGTTTGTAATCCCAGAAAGTTTATTTAAATCGTTTACTAAATCTCCAGAATTTGTATAAACGATATATTTATCTGTGGTAAAACCCTTTGCCGGATTAAAATAAGCAGTATTGCTTCTTGAATATAAAAGAAGACCAAAAAGACCACCCGGATCTTTATTTGGACCATTTGCGCCAGTAAAGGATGCGTTAGAATAAGTAGCACCACAAATCATTCCTGCTAAAAATTCTGTACCTAAAGTTTGTCTTGTATAGTGACTTGGATTAATAAAGGAACTTAATGATGCCATTGATATACCTTTTCTATGTAATATTTAGAAAATTATAACGGGCTCCAAATCGCACCATCACTGA